TTCTGCCATCCTTTTTAAGCGTAAATGTATCGTCTTTAAATGTGCCAAAATTGAGCGGGCGTGTGAATTTAATGGTCAATCCATCCGGTATTTTGACCTTTGGCGTCTTTTCTAAACACTTATCCCGCCATAACCTAGCATTACCCTCAACTTGTGGATTAAGTGCGTCTAACTTCTTAATCATGGATATTGGCGCATCATAGTAATATGGCATCATTTCCTCAGCCATATCCTTATAAGCCCATTCAGTAGGGCTAAATGACATCAGAATAACCATTCCTACGCTACTCCAACTCTTATCCTCTCTTACATGGGTATAAATACCATATGCCGTATTACCTCGAATAGAGATATCGTGCAATTCCCATGACGGCGAGCCTGCCTGATTAAATTCCTCTTCCAGCCATCTTTTCTTATCCCCATGAATCGGCGGATACATTCCAGTCCATCCCATCATCTTCTCCTCTGTTAAGCGTTAACCTCAATAGCCTCATACTTAAAACAATAGCCTCATACTACCAACAAAAACATAGGGATAAACCCTAATCCAAAACCCTCATTTCTAAGGGTTTCAGATTGTGGTTTATTGCAGTTTGCTGAGGTCGTCTCGGGCGTCAATCAATAAATCCCAGCATAAATTAAAATCAGGGTCGCTCTTGGGGTTGGTGTCGAGATACTTTTCCAAGTCCGATATAAGGGCTAATAAATAGTCTATTTGGCTCATTAGTCCATCCATCCATCATAATATTGTGCTTTGATACCCTTGCTCTCTAAATATGCTAGGGCATTGTCTTTTGAGCGTTGAGCGGATAGATTACCCTGCACCCAGTCGCACCGAGTAATGGTTAGCTCTTGGGGTTTGCGTTTTCCCTTGCCTAAATACCATACCCGCAACCCTTTGCCTCCGGTGCAAGTGCCTAAATCCTGCGCTCCCTGATGTTTCCACTGCTCTAACCATATATCGCCCGCAATAGCTCCATGGGTTTTTAAGCTCTCAAGCTCTGTTGGCGTGTAAGCCTCTATTGTGCCGTTGTAAGTGTTGCAAGTTTTCATAATGTGCTCTCTGTTGTGTTTAATGTTTGGTTGATAAAATCGGTGTATGATTTTGCTGAAAATTCGTCAAATAACCAAAATGCGTTAAGTTGCATATCTTCAGCACAACAGTCCGCACTATCAAAATCGCCGTGGTCGCCTAAATTGTGTAATAGTCCATCTGAACTCAAAGCAAAATAAATCATAATGCCTCCAATTTTTGAGAAATAACTTCATATGCGTGGTTATATAAAATATCCATATAGGGCTCTATACTTTGCGCCTCTATTTCATTTAAAAAATCCGTCATTTGTTCCCTTGTGGTTAGGGTTTCAATTTTTGTGTCAATAATGGCGTATGCCCTGTTTAATGCGTTAATGTGTGTGTTAATCATAATTACCTCCAAAAATGACGGATTGCGCTAAATAATTGATAAAAGGCATAAAAGCCCGCTAAGACTACTAAAGCATTTAAAATGGTTTCTTTTAAGTCGGTCATCATTTCCCCCTAGTCTAAAATACATTCCCTGAGTGTTCGCATCTCATCAGTCCACGATTGCCCGCAAATATAGGACGCCTCGCCGTCATTAAAAACAATTCGGGAATATATGCCAAAATTGTTCCAGCATGACAATGGCAAATCCATGCGGCGGGATAACTTCTCCTTTGTTTTGCTCCGGCATCCTGAGCCAATTAAGCGCAATATCTCGCTTTTTTGCTCTGCCGTTAATTCTGCTGGAATGTCTTTAGCGTCATGCTTAGCGCACCAAATCCGGTTTGATAAGTTATCGTTCATTTTTTGCTCCCTGTAATTAGTGAAAATAAAACCCATAAAATATAAAAGCCCGCAATAATAAGGGTAAACCCTAAGCCCTGTAATATCAGGCTAAGGGCATCCCTATAAAAATAATCCCATTGGCTCATTTGTATAGCTCCGTTTGTGTGATATGGAAAACTGCACCGGATGAAGGTCTAACCTTTTCTTCTCCGGTCTTTTTATCGGTATATCTAATCCAAGTGGTGATTTTTACCCCAGTTTCCCCTTTTTTAACTTTGCGACCAAGGGCGTTCCATGCTGGAAGGGTTAAAACATTTTCGCGCGGTATTATCTCGCTGGATGGTATGCCCTTGGATATCATGCCTCTATATATGGCGTCATAGTTAAGTGCGCTAGTGTTGCCCCTTGCCCTGCTCAGTGCCTCTAATTGATATTCTGATTTCATTGTGTCTAGTCCTCTGTTAAGTGTGTTTGACTGCTTACTGCACAAGTAGATTAAAGCCGTTTTACTATTAAAAAATTGACCTAGGTCAAGAAAATGACAAATAGTTTTTCACAATGTGATAAAGTTTTAATTCATTCCAAAATTAAAAGGGCGCAAGTTTAACCCTCATGGGATGGTTTGATTACTGCTCTATTAGGGAATGAGATAAGAGGTAATACTGTATAGATAACCATACTGTGCATTTATACAGTGTCTGTGATATAGTCTCTCTCATGTTCCGATTGTTTTCCCGTCATGTTTCTATTTATAAGTTATGAGATTACCCAAATTAACTAAAGCTCAGATAAGCGAAGCACTGGACCAGATGCCCATGCACCAAATATTAAACGTGGATAAAAACTCGATGACGTCTAAGCAGTTTGCATTCTGTGAGCATTTAGCAAGGGGAGACACTAAGGCGGGCGCATATAGAAAAGCGTATAACAGCAAGGGCAAAAGTAAGACTATGGCAAACAACGGGCATAAGCTGGCAAGTCGTGGGGATATCCAAGCGATAACAGAGGCTATTAAGCTGGCTATTGAGTGGGAGAAACAGTATACAGCAGGACAAATAAGGTCATTAGTGGCTCATAGGCTCACTGTGGAAGCATTGGCAGAGGATAGCAACCCTTCAGTACGTGTCAACGCTCTTAAGGCGCTGGGTACTGTGGCGGGAGTGGATAGCTTCATTCACCGGAGCGAGACTAAGGTAGTTAAGGACAGCGATAAAGCAAAGGATGAGCTCTTATCCATGCTTAAACAAGCCCTAAACGATAACGCTCGCACCATTGACCAGTCCGATAGCGATATTGACGCTCTCATGCGGGAGATTGAGGGGGGCTTAGAGAATGCGGGAGGCGATATCAGCGACCCCCACACACCCCTTTTAGCAGAAGGGACTCCGGAGTCTATACTACATACTATTCCCAACACTCAATCACCATCCAAAAGTAAGGGTACCCCCATTGCTTCCAAAGACGAGCCAAATGAATAGTCTATATAGAAACACCCCCCGTCGTTGTTTTTTTACAACATAGGGTGGGGGTATATTTTGAGAAATTTAAAGGATGTGAAGTACGAATTGGATTGGGCGATTGATAGATTAGAGCAGTACGCCCGCCAAGTAGAGTTTTTAAGCCACGAGCATAGTTGTTTAATTAAAGAGCAGCAGGACCATGAAAGAGTAGCCGCAGTACAAACCCATAAACTGATAGAGAGGATTAAAAATGATAAGAACATACATAAATGAAGAAGATGGATTGGTATGCATTAAATGTGCCAAACAGTTTATAGACCCAGTAGATGATGTGAAGATTATGAATCTAATATCAGAAATGCCGGAATCCCCTAATAACGAAGAACTCTACGAATTTGCCCGTAAAGTAATCGAGGTAGCCCAACATGATTGAAGCCATAGTAAAGCCACAACCCCTAGATAATGATGTTGCCGTAGTCAAGATACTACAGTTAATGGGTCAGCTCTCTGTAGGAGATATTAAGTATCTTCTTTCTGTAGCGTCTCAAATCTATGATGCCATCAACACGCCCGCACAACATTGGGTATTGGGTGAGCCTGCTGACAGTCATTGGGAATCCCATCTGTGACAGAGAAACAACAGTATATCTATACGATTATTGATTCTTGGTGGAACCGTTATGGTTTTGCGCCCTCGATTCAAAATATCATGGATATTACAGGGGATAAGTCTAAAGGTAATATTCATCGGATTATTATCCGTCTGTGTGAATTGGGACACTGTAAGCGTCTACCCAATACGGCAAGGTCTGTACGACCGTCCTATATTAAAATGAAGCGCCCTAAATGAATTTAACGGAAATTGTTAAAAATCTAGACCCAGCGCAGCAAGCTGCCTTTATGGAGGCGGCGGAAGTCTATCTTAGCTCCAAGAAGCGGGAAAAAGCCCATACAGACTTTATGACCTTTGTCCATGAAATGTGGCCCGGGTTTATTAATGGCGCCCATCATAAGGTGATGGCTAAGAAATTTGAGGAGATAGCAAGTGGAAAGATTAAACGCCTTATCATCAATATGCCGCCACGCCACACAAAATCCGAGTTTGCTAGTTATATGCTTCCTGCTTGGTTTCTTGGCAAATATCCCAATAAAAAGATTATTCAATGTTCTAACACGGCTGAATTAGCTGTTGGCTTTGGACGAAAGGTCCGTAACTTAGTAGGAAGTGAACAATATGCCAAAATTTTTCCAGATGTCAGTCTTAGGTCTGATTCTAAGGCTGCTGGTCGTTGGAGTACAAATAGTAATGGTGAATATTTTGCTATTGGTGTTGGAGGCACTGTCACGGGTAAAGGAGCGGATTTGCTCATTATTGACGACCCTCACTCGGAGCAAGAAGCCGCAATAGCGTCCACTAACCCTGAAGTCTACGATAAGGTCTATGAGTGGTACTCCTCTGGTCCACGTCAGCGTCTCCAGCCGGGTGGGTCCATTATTGTGGTGATGACTCGCTGGGCTAAGAAAGACTTAACGGGTAGAATTATTAAATCCTCTGTAGAAAAAGATGGGGATGTCTGGGAGACTATCGACTTTCCAGCAATCCTACCTTCTGGGCGCGCACTTTGGCCTGAGTTTTGGGATATCAAAGAGTTGGAGGTTCTAAAAGAAGAACTGCCAATTTCCAAGTGGCAAGCACAGTACCAACAGCAGCCAACTTCAGAAGAAGGCGCATTAGTCAAAAGAGAATGGTGGCGTATTTGGGAGCAAGACTACCCGCCACGGTGCGAATTTGTTATCCAGTCTTGGGATACTGCGTTTACTAAAAACGAGCGTTCAGACTATTCAGCTTGCACTACATGGGGTGTTTTTTATAAAGATGAGAACGAGAATGACCCTAACATTATCTTGCTAGACGCTTATAAGGCACGACTAGAGTTCCCAGAGTTAAAGGAAAAAGCCTTTGATATGTACAGGGAATTTGCGCCAGATGCGTTTATCGTGGAAGGAAAGGCGTCAGGACTGCCGTTAATCGGCGAATTAAGAAGAATGGGTATTCCTGTATCCGAGTTTACCCCAACCCGTGGAAATGATAAAATCGCGAGATTGAACTCGGTAACAGATTTATTTGCGTCTGGCAAAGTATGGGCGCCAGAAAAAAGATGGGCAGAAGAAGTAATTGAAGAGATGGCTTCCTTCCCTAATTCGGACCACGATGACTTAGTAGACTCCTCTACACAAGCATTAATTCGATTTAGGCAGGGTGGTTTCATTCGATTGCCCAGTGATGAACCAGAAGAACCGCAGTATTTTAAATCCAAGCGTAATGCTGGATACTACTAATAGGAAATAATATGGCAATTGATAAAGCTCTCTACCAAGCACCCGAAGGCATTGATGCTTTGGCAGCCAAAGAACAACCACTAGAGATTGAGGTGGTAAATCCAGATGAAATGACCATTGGAATGGATGGATTAGAGATTACTTTAACGCCAGACACTGAAAAAAACGATGATTTCTATGCTAACTTGGCAGAA